CGAGATCCAGGTCGTCGCCCGTATGAGTGATCTCGTTTCCGAAAATGATAGTAATACCTCTCACGGTTTACCACCCCCTCGCAACCTTACTATATTTATCGTTTAACGCGTTATCGACCGGATCGATAATACCGCCGACTAACTCGCCGCTATCGAGTACGACCTGTAAACGATCCAGGCGGTCGTAAATACGATCGAGCTTAGATAATAACTCGCCATTACTACCCATTCCAGGAGACGCGGAGTAGCGGTTAAGCTCTTTCGCGACATTTCTTAACCAACCGGTATTTTTTTCGAGAGGTACGATCGCCTCGGCGCCGTCCTCGCCGATCTCAGCGACCGTAGGACGAGTAATAACCGCGCCCTTAGCGAGTCGAGGTAAGCTAATTTCCTTAATCTTACCGACGTCGACGCCGGGTAATTTATTCGCGAGATCGATCGCGGAGTTAATCAGGCGAATACCCTTGTTAATCGTATTTTCGATCGTGGAAAGTACGCCGTTAATACCGGTCTTAACCGTATTACTGATCGTGGATCCGATACTCGAGCCGATACTCGAGAATTTATCCTTAATTTTCGTCCACAGGCCGGAGAAAAAGGATCCCCATTCCGAAAAGGCGTTTTTAACGGACGTCCACGCGTTTTTGAAAGTTTTGGAAAACCAGGAGGCCGTATCGGAGAAAGTATCTTTAATTTTCGTCCACAAACCGGAGAAAAATTTAGTGCAAGCGTCCCAGGTTTTCTTAATACCGCTCCACGCGGATTTGAAAAACTCGACGATCGCGTCTAAGACCTTTTTCACGGTCTCCTTAATCTTATTCCAAACCTCGACGAATTTCTCTCGAGCCTCGTCGTTCGTCATAATGAAAGTAACGATACCGGCGACGAGCGCGGCGACGAGCGTAACGATTAACATAATCGGGTTAGCATTTAGCACCGCGTTAAATAACGCCTGAGCGATCGTCGCTCCCTCGTTAGCTAGCTTATACGCCTTAATCGCACCGACGACCGCGTTAATCGTAGAGGCGACGTTCCATACGAGCATACCGGTACCGATCGCGACGACGGTCGAGACGATTAACTCGCCGTGATCGACGATATAACCGACGAAATCGCCGACTTTCTCGACTAACTTAGAGACGACGTCCTTAATAGCCGGGCCGTTTTCCTTAACGTACTCGATCGCCTCCTCGACGACGGGTTTTAACTCCTCGCCTAAAGGCTTAACGACGTCCGTCTCGATCGTACGGCCGAGACCCTGTAAAGCGGATCCGATATCGTCGTATTTCTGCTCGTTAATATCCTCGAGCGCGGTCGAGGTTTTGGAGATCTCTCCCTCGACGCTCATAAGAGCCTTAACGCCCTCGACGCCGAGATCCTCCCACATGGTACCGAATAGCGCGACGCCGACCTGATTCTGAGCGAGAGGATCGTCCATTTCAAAGAGCGCCTTACTAACCTTACCTAACGCGTTTCGAGCGTCCTCGCCGCCCCTAGCAAATTCCGCAGAGGTAGCGGCGGCGTTTAAGCCGAGAGCCTCGAAAGCCTTAGCGGTACCGTCGGATCCGTCCTTAGCGCGGATACCAAACTCTTTAACGGCGTCGCCGAGCTTATCGACGGAGAAAGTACCGTTTTCGGCACCGTTAACGAGCATATTAAACATTTCCTCGGCCCCGATACCCATATCGGAGAAATGTACGGCGTACTCGTTAATCGTATCCAGGAGGTCGCCGTTTTTATTTAAGCCATTTTGGGCGCCCTGAGCGATAAGGTTATAAGCCTCCTCAGCGCTTAAGCCGTACTGATCCATAAGCATTTTAGCGGATCGAGTAGACTCGTTAACCTCAAACTCGAAAGTATCGCGTAACAGTAAAGCGCGTTCGGTAGTTTTCTCTAACTCCTCGCCGCTCAGCTTAGTATTTTGCTTAACGGTCGCCATAGACTCGGCGACGTCCTGGATATTCTCGCCGAAATTATTCGCGTAAACGCGCTCCATAGACTCGTTAAGAGCGTCCATTTCCTCGGCGGAGGCTCCGGTCTGAGTAACCAGGGTATTAAAGGCCTTATCGAAATCGGTAGATAACTTTAGAGCATATCCGCCAATAGCCAACGCCGCGCCACCGACTACGGCCGCGCCGGTCTTAAGAGTCTCGAAAGCGCCCTCGGCCTTTTCCTTAAAGTCGCTTAACTCTTTCTCGGCGTCCTTGACGGCCTCTTTATACTCCGAGGTAGCGTCCTCGGCGTTTTTAGTACCCTTAGAGACTTTCTTAAGCGCGTCCTCGGTCGTAGATAACTCGTTACCCATATCCTCGAGAGACTTTTCAGTCTGCATAATTTCGCGCTGAAACGCTCTAAGCTGATTTTCGGCGATCTCGCCGCGCTCAAACTGAGCGATAACCTGAGCCTCGGCCTCTTTAAGAGTATTAAGTTTTTGGGTAGTTTCGGCGATCGCGCTCTTTAAGATATCCTGTTTCTGAGCGAGTAACTCCGTATTAGTAGGATCAAACTTTAAGAGTTTGGTTACTTCTCTTAATTCGACCTGTAAAGACCTGGATTTCTTTTCGGTCGATCCGAGCGCCTTGTCGAGTTTCGTAGTATCGCCGCCGATCTCGACGGTAATACCTCTAATCGCCTTATTAGCCATACCTTAACCCTCCTTTCCGAATTTATCGCGTAACTTATTACGATCCGGCTTAGTCTGCTCTAAAAGCCACGCGTTTTTTAGATACTCCTCGCCCTTTTCCGTCTGACTCATACGGTAAATAAAGGCGTCGCGCCGGAACGTCAAATAGTCGAGATAGTCCAACTCCTCGACCTCGAATATATTTAGGCCTGTATACTCGGATACGAGCTTTTCCCAGGCCGTAGTAACTACGTAATCGTATCCCTTATCATCGTCCAGGGGATAATAAGGGATTTTCAGTTTTTTGAGGCGATTACCTCGTCGATAAACTCCATATAGGCGGTAAAGAAAATAATTACGTCCTCAAAGTCGAAAACGCTCTCGAGAAACTCCTTAGTAATCTTAGCGCCGGTCTTATTACGACTCATAATCTTAGCGCAAGCCTCGAAAAGATCGTCGGTATCGGCGTCGTTAGCGCCGTCCTCCGCGATCTCGTCTAAGCTAGCTTTCATCAGGGTAAGATCGTCCATAATCGCTTTAGTAGGAGTACCGACGAAAATAGTCGTCTTATTTTCGTCTGCAAAAGTGACGGGTAAATACTGCTTTTTAACAGTATTGAAATTGAGCGCCTTAGCCATTTTCATAACCTCCATAAATTAAAAATAGGACGGAGGCGTTTTACCGCCCCGTCCTAGCAATGAGCCTATTAACCGGCCGCCTTAGTCATTTCCTCGACGTACTCGATCAGAGTACCCTCGTCGTCCTGAGGCAGAGCCTTAAACTCGGCGTTAATAACGGTCTCCTTATCCTTAGCGAAAGCGATCGCTAAGCCGCCCTGGTTAACACCGCGAACAACGACCCAAACGTCGCCGTCGACCTTATCGATATGGTGGAAACACAGCGCGTAAGACTTACCGTTATGATTACCGACGCCGCCGATCTTAACGGTACGGATACCGGTAGTCTTATCCTCGGTAACGCGAGCGGTAGAACACAGCTTTTCTAAGGTCTTACCGTTCCAGGTTAAAACGCCGGACTTTAACAGGACTTCCTCCTCGGTAATAATGGTCTTAACCACCTTACCGGTATCGTCCTTAGCCTCGTACCAGGTACCGGTATACTCCAAAGTAGCGCCGCCCTGGATACGACCTAACAGATCCGCCTCGTCGTCAAAGTCGGAATACTTAGGCATAGTACCCTCGTACTCCTTACATAACAGATTGCCGGAGCCGAGAGTAATAATCTCGGCGTCTCTCTTAATGTCAGACATATTACGCCCTCCTTACTTTTCAATGAAATTAAAAGTATATACGACCTGGTATAACTGCTCCTCCTGGATCCAATAACGGTCGTCCTTATCGTACTCGCGACCCAATTCGTCGAATTTAGCCTCGATACGAGCCTCGGCCTCAGGATCCGGAAACTCAGAATATACCTCGATCGTATACTCATGCTCTTTTAACAGATTTAATCCGTCGGCACCTCTACGCGTAAAAGAGTCGTGATAAACCGCGTAAGTAGTCTTAGGAGGGTTAATAAACTGAGTTTCGTCGAAAGTTTCGCCCTCCACGAAACCGGCGCCGGTTAAAATTTCCTTAACCATTTTTAATAACCTCCTCGACCGCCTTAAGATAGTCCTCGATAATAGGATCGCTCGCCTTTTGGATAAAGTGAGTACCCCTAGTACGACCGCCGTCTCGCAGAGCGTGACCCTTTTCGAGTAAGTGACTTAAGCGATAGTCGGATCCTTTAACGTACCACGTAAAAGATACGGATCTATCGCTCTCGTCCGTTTTCTTACTAGAAATGGAGTCTCGGTAATGCTTTTGACGTCTACCGACCGGAGCGGTCGCCTTAGTCTCCTTTACCAAACGGGACATACTGGATTTAGCCTCTTTCTTAATCCCCTCGATTACGTTCTCGCCGTAAAGAGTTAACTCTCGAGCGACGGCCTCGCCTAACTCGTCGATACCGATCGTATGATTACTCAATACGATACTCCCAGGATCTTAACGGTCTTATGTTGTAACATAAAATCGTCATAATCCTTAATGTTATACGGGACGTCCTGGTAAAGGATCCGGTAACTCTGTAAGTTAAGGCTAATATCCTCGAGACCCTTAAAGTATCTTACCTCGAAAGTAAGACTCCTCTTAGCCTGGATCGCTCCGGCGCTCAGGTACTCGTTATCGGCTTTCGCCTTGTTAATACTAGCGTGGATCTTAAACAGATCGTCCCACCGTTTCGCCTTTTGGTTAAGTTTTTGGATCGTAATAGGTCGATCGTAAGGTCTACTCATTCGATCCCCTCCTTAACTCGAGGCGTAACTGTAAAGAGAGGTCGTCGACTAATTTCCGGGTATTACCGGAGACGGTCGAGTTTAACCCTCGGTTATCGTAAAGGTCGGAGATAATAATTAAGGCTAATTCCTTAGATCTCGGATCCTCGACGGGATAACTTACGCCGATAGATCCCTTAAGGTAGGCGTCGGCGGTCTTAATCGCTCTCTCGATATTCTTATTAACCATATCGTCGGCGTAATCGATACCGAGATAAGCGAGTACCTCCTCGACGCTAACGACCTGAGTAGCGGTATCCATACCGTCGCCCTCCTTATCGGTTTAAGATAGCGGAAACGATATCCGCCTTAAGATTATTCATAGAGACGCCCTCGACCCCTAACTCCTCAGCGAGGACGAGTAACTCCGCTTTAGTCATAGCGGTTAACTCGCCCTCGCTATAAGTACCGGCGTTATCCGAGTCGGCGAGGGCCATTATTCCCCCACGGTAGCGGTATCGATATAGCCGTAGACGTAAGCGTCAGCGTCCAGGGACTTATAATCGTCGCGCAGAATAGCGCGGATCAGAGTCATATTCATAGCGAAAGCGTTAAAGTCGCCGATAACGGCCACGTCAGACGCCTTTAAGCTCATGGACTGACGGTTATACTTACGGATACCGGCCTTTAAGTCACCGATAACAAAGGGGATCTTAGTACCCTGAGTAGCCATAGCCTTATTAGGCACGACCTTAACAGGGACGACCACGGTACCGCAACGCAGAGCCAGGCGAGCGGAGTCGGTAGGATCGGGATTCAGCAGAGGACGGCCGTTATTATCGACCAGGGTATCCAGGTAATTCAGACCGTCGTCGTTAGT